CTTGCCGCATCAATGGCTTGCACGTTGAAATTAATCTCAGCGGTTGTTACATTGCCGCCCCCAGTATTTACCGGTGCGCCTTTGTTTATTTCGTCAATTAATGCCGCGTTATTTCTTGCGCCCGCTCTATTAATAACGGCTTCACCAACTTGCAACTTGGCCGCTCTTTCATCTGAACGCATACCGCTATGATAAGTGGGTAAGTTACCACCAATCGTGCCGCCTGTATGCTTGACCTCGCCACCTGTATGGAATAATGAAGCTAAAAAGCCGCCTCCTGGAACAATAGACATTGCCGCTTGCAATAAAAACTTTTGCATATATACGCGGATCATTTCTTTAATCATAGCCGTTGCCATATCAGCGAATGAGGCCTTACCTGTGAAAGCCGCTTCAACAATAGAATCTGCTATTTTATCTGTTACTTGTTTGACGTTTTTTTGCGTTTCTTCGTATGCCTTTCTTTTGCGCTCTTCGTTAGCTTCTACCGCTTCGGCTTCTTTTTGCATTTGCTGTAATGGATAGGTTAAATCCCAGCCATCTTTATTAAGCTGTTCGAGTGCTGTCTTTGCATCGAATGCGGATATTGCTATATTATCCAGCATGGTTGCTGATGTGTCTTCTTCTGTCTTATTTTGCAGTCTGTTTACTTCTTCAGTAACTTCTGTCAACTCTTCTTTTAATATTTTTGCTCTTTCGTCAAGTCCTAAAAACTCAGCAAGCGCAACATCAAATTCAAATACGGCTTTTTTAGCTAAAAAATAATTCTCTGCAATAGATGATCCAAAATCAGCAATAGTGTTTAATACTTCGGCGATTCCAGCTTCGTCGCCAATATCCAAAAACATATCGCCAAGCCTTTCAAGGCTATCACCAAGTGACATGATAGCAGATTCAATTTCACCGTAATCAGTGTTTTTAATTGCTTGCGCTTGCCCTTCAAATTGCTTAGCAACAATTGCAACACCTTCGCCAGCTATTAACTGCTCCTTTGTAAGATTTCTTAGTGCTGGAATAGATTCACCTAGCTCACCTGCAAGCCCTGAATAGGTCTTAGCAAGGTTTTTAACTGAAGAATTTAAATCCATGCCGGTTGCCGCTGATAAGTCAATAGCGGCACGAATAACCGACTTCATTTGCTCATCAGTTAAACCCATTGATTTAAGCATGGCGGCTTGTTGTAGGATAACTTCATCACCGAATAAAGTATTATCTTGTAAAGCTGATGCAAACTCTCGCCACATATTGATATTATCCTGGCCTTGAGTTGCATTTGCTTTTAGTGCCGCTGTTAAAGCTGTTTCTGCTTTTAACTGGATAACGCTTGCTTTTGTTGCTTTGTTTACCAATACACCAATGGCCGCAAGTGATGCACCAACAGCAACCCATGATGCTTTGATTGATTTAGCAGATGCCGCTATTTTATCGTCTGTTTTCTTGGTTTGTTCGCCAACTTTCTTGGTTTTCTTCTCTACATTATCAAGCTCAACTCTCGCTTTTTTACCATTAACAATAACGTCAATAACTAGATCTTCATTCGCCATCTTGTTGAACCTCTAAATTTCCAAATATATCTTGCGACATTTCATAAGCAACTAAAGAAGCAACCCCAACTGGCAAACTCGCTATTGTGTTGTAATGCTCTTTGTTTGTTGAACTAAAAACACGTTTTCCGTCTTCGTTTAAAGCTTTTTCTAAAATTAAATAAATTGGGTAAAGATGATCCTGCTCTTCATGCTTAACAGTTTTTGAGCCGTCAGTATTAATGGTTTCTGTGGTTTTAACGCACATTTGCTTAATGCGCATTTTCTCAAGCATAGTTAAATATCTAAACTTAAAACTAAACTCTTTTCCGCCAATAACAAAATCAATAGATTGCATTGAATCATTTGATTTGATTGCTTCCATTAATAATTTTGCTGTTCCGTCCATTCTCTACCCTTTTTGTTTGTGTTTATTATACCTATAAAAAAAGCCCATATAAATGAGCTTTTTAAAATTAATCAATAACTTATGTTATTAAGCAATAGTTAATGCGCCAGTTCCTTCAAAAGAAATTGATGCTTCAACGATTCCATTTACGTCATTAGTAATTGAATAATCAGTAATGTTAGCCGATCCAGAATAATTGTCATAACTATCTGATCCCGCTGAACCAACCTGTAAAGCAACTGTCAAGCTTGCTTGAGTAGTTACTGCTGTAATAATTGCGCCTTCCGCTGTTCCTGCTGTATCAATTACAACTGTCGCTGTACCCGACCAACTAGAAAGCGTTGCCGCTGATTCTTTCCACCCGCTTGATGCGAATGTTGTGGTGTCAACTGTATCTTGCGCAACAGATAGCGACCACGCCTTAGCGTTACCAACTACACCGCCAGCAAGAGTAATTGAACCCTCATGCCCTTTAATAGCCATTTATGTATTCTCCACTGTAAAGCTGATTAATCTACCGTTTTCCATTGTTTCAACCGATGCCGACACACCTAATCGTTCTTCACGGGTTGCAATAAGTAAAGCTTCTACTTTTTCATCAGTATAAAACCTTTCATCTAAGAATAAATCCCAAACTTGTGTTTTAACATATACCGCATTATCAAAAGTGCTTTCTTCTTCGCTAATCGTAAACGAATCTGAAACATGGCGAAACTCTCTATTATTAAGAGTTTCTTTTTTGGTAGGTTTGTAACCTTGTTGTTTTAAAAAGGTATCCATTAGCCTAATATAACCTGTTTGTGTACGATCTCTTCATCTGAACTGATAACGCCATCTTTGTTTTCATCATAGTCAGCTTTTAAACTAATCAATTCATTTCTGTATTGGTCAGTAAAATCTAAATAAGATTGATGAAAAATATCGTCAACAGTTGCATCTTGTCTTTTAGCCATGCAAATTACTTGCATAGTTTTTAACAAGTGAAGCTCTTTAACTTGTGACTCAGTAAGATATAACTCAGCTTCTCGCCCCATGTTACGCATTTCGTTTTTAATGACTGCGTAAGATCGCTCGATGTAGCTTTGATAATCTAGTGAAACAATTCCAAACACGTCACCGCTAACAATTGCATTTGATAAAGCTGTGAAACCCAATTCGCCAGTTAAACTATCGAATGAATTTACAACCGCATCTATGCCCTTGTTGTCGCCCGTGATAAAGCAAACAACAGAACCAATGACCTCATCATCATTTAACCCGACTAATCGGGCGCACGTTGCTGAAGTGGTTGATCCGCTATCCGCTTTTTCATAGAAATCAGCTAATTTATTTGGCATTGCTTGCACAATATCCGCATTGGTTAATGTCCAAGCCGCCATAATTATTTAACCTCTTTAATATAAGGCAATAAAAGCAATTGCTTCGAGTGTTCACCACTGGCTTCAAAAATATCGCCTTTTTCAAAGCTATACTTTTTTACGCCAATAGTGCAAGAGCCAGAAGCTAAAGCTTGAATTGAAACCATCTCTGTTTTCTTCGCTTTAGCTACCATGATTAAGCCCCTGTGATTACTCGAACTGCGTTATTGTCAACAATGCCGTACTGCATAACACCATACCAACCAACATGAGCCAAACGGCCTAAGTTATCGTTAGCAGGTTGAACAGTCATTGATGGTTCAAGAGATACCGCTTTACCTAAACCGTTACGGCCGAAACAAACTACTTTACCAGCTGTTACGTTAGCATCTTCGATAATAGTGAAACCTTCAAGAGATCCAACCATACCGTTTACAGCGTCAGGCATATTAGTATTCTGAGCGATTGAGATGTAAACATCTTTAATGTCAGATACTTGCGCAGGGTTTACAAATGCAACATAACGACCATCTGCGAACTTTTGAATACCAGCCGTAACTAGTGCTTCATAAGCCGCACGAAGGTCAGTTTTAGCAAGAGTTCCAGAAGTACCAGCCGCAATAGTGTTAGTTCCAGCTTCTAAAGCTGTCACACCTAGCTTATCCATAGTTTCACCCATGTTTAAACCAACTAACTCACCAGCCGCACGAGCCGCCTTCCCACCAGAAGATAATTCTGCAAGCGAAGTTGTAGTGATTGCTAAACCGTACTCAGCAGGGGTCATTGTTACTTTAGCTTCTGCCATAGATGCTGAAGTTGCTTCTGTACCGTCTGTTAATGGAGTTGTTGCCAATGCCATACGAGAAAATACGTTGAATGCAATTGAGTTTGCACGTTCTTCAATACGAACGTCTGCGAATTGGTCAACCTTGTTTGGGATTTGTCCAGAAATGATAACCGCTTGGTTCATCAAGTCAACAACAGTATCCGATAATACAGCTTTTGTATTAATAGCCATGATATAAGCTCCTATTTGCCTATTTCGTCAAATAACTTATCTAAATCCGCCATAGTTTTAGCGCCTTTGATTCGCTGGCTAATTTCCAACTCACCTTTATTGCTTGAACTGTCGATTTTAGGTTTCGCCATTTGATTATTATTAAATAAAAATGGTTTGGTTTCTTTTAGCGATTCTAAGAATTCAGCATCATTAAATCCTTCGCTGGCTTTCGCCTGGTCACGCATGAATTTAAAATACTCAATATCATTAACGCCGCTTTCGTTTGCAAGGCTTTGAATCTGTAAAGATTCCAGTGTTTGCTCACGTTCTTTTTTAGCGTTTTCAGCTTCCAATTTAGCCGCTTCTAGTTGCTCGTGAAGCTTTTCTAACTCCGTTTTTTGAGCTTCTTCGGCTTCAGCTTTTGCTTTTAACACTTCTTTTACGCTGTCCAAACTTTCAACACCTAACTCAGCAAGCAATTGCGATTGGGCTTTTTCTGCGCCTTTTGCGTATCCCTTGTTGATTAATGCATCTAGTTTTTCCTGCTCCAATTCCACCTTATTTACAGACCCAGGCGTTACGTCTTCAACCGTTTTAATCTCGTCAGACATTTCATAAATTCTCTTATTAGCTATTATAATTAATTTATTTACAATTTCATTATAACTTATTGATTTTGTTTTTTAAATGTTTTAAAACTTGTTCTTTTTGCTTTTTGTCAAGCCCAAAAAATTTTCTTGTTTCTTGGTTGTATTTGGCTTTCTTGTTTTCTGTGCTGTTGCCGAAATATAACCTAAATCCATTCTTGATGCGCTTGCTTACCATGCTGTTAAGCATTGCCTGTGTTCTGGTCAGGTTTGGCGTTTTATTACCATATTCAAGTTGCTTTCTTTTAGCATACTCTGAATCGTATCTTTTAAATGCGCCACCGTTAAAATCAATGCCTTTTTGAGTTCTATTGATAATGCCGCTTATTAATTCATTAGTTAAAGATGCCGCTTCATCTGGCATTTTATTAACCAGGCTTACATACTTTCTATAATCAGGGTATCTAGTTACCGGCATAACCGTTCTCTTTAGCCCATTGCTGAGTTACTTTCATAAATCTATGACGGCAATTAAACTCTCTTTCCGGATCGTTTTCAAGCCTTAACTTTTCAGAATCATCATAATATTCTGCACGGTTTAAGATGCTTTTGCAGAACGTCCTTGTCTTGCCATCATTAACACCAATATAAACCCAAACACCGTATTTAATGTTTGCGCTTCTTATATTGATAACTTCTTGCTGATATTCTTGCACCGCTGTTCTTGCGTATGTGTTTGCATATCTTTGCAGGTTCAAATCAGATAAAGAAGTTTCTAGCGCCTGAGCCATTTCATTGATTGATACATCTGCCAATGCATAACGATATATTTCTTTTTGTACCGCTTTGCCCGCATCATCAGCAAGCGAAGTAAAAAAACCGCGCTTCATTGACTTAACCGTGTCCATTGCAAGCGCATCTTCTGCCGTAAATACCGTTGATAAACCGGCCTTCTCAAAACTTTCTAGTATTTCACCATAAAAGCTATCGAACCCTTCAGTTATATAGATATCAACCAATGCATAATACCCCGAATCTCTGAGTATTTCTTGCCAAACGTCAGTGAATTGTAATATATCGGTTGCGTTTATATTTGACAACCTGGCAATGGCTAAAGTATTGATTCGTGCCAAAACCTCAGCTAGTTCGCCCTCAAAGTTTTTTATTAATGATTCTGATTTATTAAACTGCTTATTATAAATCTGATCCAATACGCTCATTTATAACCCCAATGCGCTTGAGGTTGGTGGTAAGTTTGATCCGCTTACACGCTCATAAAGCTTATTTCTTGCTTCAATGTTTTCAGCCACTACCAGGCCAGCATCTTCAACGCCTTGCGATTTTAGAATCTTATCCGCAGAAGTTAATCCTAAATCAATGGCTTTTGCATCGTTGTTTAGTTTTGTTTCACGGCTTTCAGGGTAAGAAGGTTTAGCAAATACAACCGATTCAAGTTCACCATCTGCAACCGTTCCGAATTCACCGCCAACAATTTTAATCAAATCGAATAATTCTTTTTCGTAGTGTACAAAATCATCTTGTTGTGATTGCACAAATTTATCAACTTCTAGGTTTTCCATCTGTAAAGCAAATCCACTTGAAGGTGCGCCTGTCATTCTAAATTGACTTGGTGAAATCCCATAAGCAACGGCTAAATCATTAGCAAGCCCTTGAATGACTTTATGCAATTGCTCGTAGTTGCTTTGCATATCTAATACATCGATTTCAGTGTTTTGCCCCGATAAAGTCAAGATACTTAACGGGTCAGATAATTGACCGCTCAATGATTGAATATTGTCACCCTTACCAACCAACTGTTTAAATGATTGTGACTTGATAATGTGGTTTAAGAATGTTAAATGAACGCAAATATCAATAGTAGAGTTCACCATATCGTCGCCGGTATAAGCATCGAAGAAATGTTCATCACGCCAACCGTTATGCATTTCAACAAAAGGTAAAACACCGAAAGGGTTAATGCCCTCTTCATTGCCTTCAATCAATACTTTTGTATCTTCGCCTTTTGAACGGTCAATATAATAATGCTCTTGTGCCGACCAAAACGCCCAACGCTCAATAGAGCCTTTATCGCCAAGATTTTCAACGTAGTATTTAACTGTGTCTATCTTGCCGTCTTTGGTTGTAACTTCTGTTCTATGTGGCAATCTTAAAACAAGTTTAACCTTATCATCATCATGCGTTACTTGCACTAGCACGTCATTAAAAGCGTTTAGATATGTATTGGCCTGAGCCATTATCTTGTTTACTCTTAGCGTGTTGTATAGCTCTGCGTGTTGCTCGTTTGTAAATTCACGCTCAACCCCAAAACTATAAACATGGCTAATCTTGTTTACAATCTGCTTATAAAGGTTTGTTTGATGGTGCA